ATCACCAGCTAATTTGACCTGTTGTCCATCCGGAAATACTCTACAACCATTACCGCCAGAAGCAGATACAAAATAATAATCTACACTACCAAATACAAAAGTTAAACTATGACGTTTTGATACATCAGGAAGCGTATAAGTAAATTCACCACCACCTGAAGTAGATTTAATCGATTCAATTCTAAATTGAAGTGAATCATTTCCATAGCCATAACTAGTATCTTTACGATATTTAATATCAAAATAATGACTTCCAGCCGGAATTGTATATGTAAGTGTTTGTTCACTAGTAGACGATTCACCTTTTGCACTATGATATACTCTAGTAGATGTATCTTCAGAGTTACTAGTTACTAAACTAGTATCTAATATACCAAACATAGCATAGTCATATCTTGACTCATCAGAGGAAGTATATAAAATATATTTAATTGTTAATAAAGCTTCTGTTTCACATTCAAGTGTTACTCTACAAAGCGCCGCAGATGAATCAACACCTTTATTTTGTGACTCATAATAATTACCGTTCTTTACAAATCCGTAGGAGGCGCCAGAGCGTTCTCCAACTTCATAAGTATTATTTGGCAGACCACTACCACCGAGCTGATTTGTAATATCAACTCCATTATCCAAAGCCAACGTAAGTACTGGGTCAGTCGGATAAATTGTAATGGTCTGGTCTGTTCCTTCAACTACACGAACTGTTCCATTAGCTGGGTCAGTTGTCGCATTAATTGAAGAAATAGTAATTGAATGGTATGTCTCAGTAGGGTCTTCAGATGGAATGTCTGGTATGTCAGGTACATATTCTTGAGTTTCATAGTCAAGTTCAAGATAAACTTGTGTAACTCTGATATATCCGTTACTAGCATTTTTAGAACTACTTTTCGTACCAGTTGTTGTTACTTTAACTGATAAAACTGGAAATTCATCTTTAGTTATTAAACTATTGATAGATTCAACCAACTCTGTGCTTGTAGCTTCGGTTGTTGTATATGAACTCGTTAAACTTCGATAGGTTGAAGCGTTATCACTTGACCCGCCTGCTGTTGTACCCGCTGCAAAATAACAACGATATGTACCACTTTCATCATTAGCACCAATTCTTGCTCTTGAGTAAAGGCGCGCTGCCGTAATTTTGATATAACCTTCTGGCATTGTGCCGTCTATACCAAGAGTAAATACAGAATTCACGCTTGTTGACGAAGTTGAACTTAATGTTTGATAAATATATGTAGAGTCATCGTCATTTGTGGTTAATAATGTATATCCCGTTGAACCACTACTTTTGCTGTGACTAACGGAGATATCAGCATTTGGTATAAAGGTTAAAGTCCCTGTAGCCATGATAAGAAGTCCTCCATTAGTCTTTCAGTCGGCAAAATTGCTGTATCAATGTAGCCAGGACGTTTGCCAGACGTAGGTACGCCGCAGATTTCAGTTATTAAATCTTCCTTCTCACTCATTGAGAAGTGATAGATAAGGAAGAAATAACGCTCTGTACCGAAGCTTGTTGCGCCCGCTACTTTTCTATTTTTAATTAGTATATCATTATCTACAACATCCACATCATCAAAGTATCGCTGAAGAATTTCTTTAGTTTTCTGTAACACGAAACCTGCAGAAATATCAATTGTTAAAGGTAAAAGTAAAGCAACACTATAATCATCTTTTGTAGCAACAATATTGCCACCAAATGAGTCATACGGATAAATTGGTATGTTGTGCTGCGCGCAGTAGTCCTCATTAAGATATTTCGTTGGGTCTTGTCCATGATGGACGCATGTCTCATTTGTATAGACAGAAACAATTCCATACTCGCCACTTTGAACGAGCCGGCGCAGTGTAGGCATTGCATCTTTCGGTTCTACTGAGTAGACCTTACCTTTAAGCACATGTTGCATTTCATATTCAATTTTTTCATTGAAAAATTCTTCGAGGTCTTTGTAGCCCAAAGATAAAATCTGGTCTACAAAAGAAACCTCTTCGCTTATATTATGTTCTACATTGTAGATGTGTTGTCTATTAATTTCAATTCCTTGTTCTACTCTACTCATATGTCTACTCCTGTAAATAAATGTCTCCGTTGTTGCCTAAAGAGGAAGCCGGAGCAGATGAACCTGTGTAGTAACTTTGGAATGTTGCTGTTCCATTTATGTTGAAAATTGTTGCTCCTTGAACAATATTTGAGCCAATTAAATTAACATCTCCTAAAATGGTTTGAGTACCAGTGAGGTAAGTACCAGAAGCAATTGTCTGATTTGTTGTTGAAGGAGTTATTGTTGCCGCAGCTTTTGTAGGTACTGAAGCGGTTAAACTAACTGAACTATTACCTGCTGTTCCACTGCTTATATAACCTGCACTGACTGTTGGAGTTACCGAAACAGTCTTTGTTAAGGTTAGTGTATTCGTGCCCGTACTTACACTCGCAGCCGTGCCACTAATTGTCGAAGGTGCAGTTGCACTACCAGAAGCAACAGATTTCGTTGTCTGAGCTGTATAGTAGCCAGTTGGTATTGTAACCGTCGCACCTGATATAGTAACTGTTGGATTTACTGGTATTGATGCAGTAAGACTAACTGATGAGTTAGTCGCTGTACCGCTTGAAACATAGCCTACGCTTACAACCGGCGTAACTGAAACGGTCTTTGTGAGAGTAAGTGTATTTGTACCCGTAGTAACCGATGCAGACGTACCCGAAATTGAACTAGGCGCGCTGGCACTACCAGATGCTACACTTTTTGAAGCCGCCGCACTGTAATAGCCAGCTGGTGCGGTTACTGTGGCACCAGAAACCGTAAGGTCAGTCGAACTTCGTCTAGTGATACCAGAACCCACATAGGTTGAAGAAACTGCACTAACGGTTACTGTACCAAGACCGGTATAGCCTGAATCTGCAGTAATTAATTGTTGTGATTCAGAAGGGGTTACTGACTTATTCTGATTATTAATCGTTGAGCCGCTTTCAGATACGTCAGTAAGCACCACATCCCCTTCCATATATTTACCCGCCGTTTTAAGCGTTTTTGTTGCGTTTGAAACGGTGGTAAGTGTATTTCCTTTATATTTAACTGTTGTACTCATTTATTCCACCGTCCCATCATATATTGGTAAAGTAGCCATTGTAAGATAGCCACCTGTATTTGTTGAACTATATACTTTTGGTATATCAGAAGTTAGAGCGATTGTACCTGATTTAGCTGGCAAAAACCATTCCTGGTCACCATTTAATGATAAGGTAGGCATTAAATCTCCATGATAATATTGTCCTCCATCAAAAAACCTAATAATGCCATAAGCCCCACCTTGAGTTTTATAATCGGTTTCATTTCCTAAACTTAACCTTCTAAAACCACCAGTAGTAGTATTATTATATTGATATAATGAAAAACCATCACGAGCATTAATATTAGTAGTATTTGTTGTTGTTGGTATAAATCTACTAGTGTCTGGAATCGCTGCATCTACATAAGCCGTCGTTGCAACCTTTGTTGAATTATCGTTTGCAGATGGGGTTTTAGAGGTTAAATAGCTTGAGTTATTATATACTGCTATGCGACCAGAAGAAGGAGTATCTGACATTTCTCGCAATGAAGCTGTAGTACTGGTTGTACTTTGTACATATGGTATATATCCACTATATCCTGAAATAGAGCGTTTGTCTAACTCAATCCCATTCCAAGTCTTATCATCGCTAACCTTCGCATTCCAGTTACTTATATCCGTACTCGTAATCCCAGCAGCCGCACTCGCGCTAAATACAGGGTCGGTCTCTGTATCAATCGCGCCGACGTCAGATGCGCTCAACGTTATATTACTTGTTAAAGCTTTTCCATTAATCGTCCTACTCGTAGGTACATATCCACTTAAGTCAATCGCAGTACCTAACTCCTGCCATGCACTTCCATCCCACGCCCATTCCGCACCGGTATCTGTGAGATGCCATACGTCGCCTATAGTATTACCGGAGGCTGGAAGGGCTGCGTAGTTTGCCTTTGTACCTTTGTATGTCATTACAGAAGCGATGTCGCTTGAGGTTAAGTAGCCGGAGTCGTTCGTGAAAGCGGAGATGTTTGTTGGAATTGTAGGGATATCGCTTATGAGAGCAAGTGTGCCATTAGTAGAAGGAAGAGTAAGAAAAACTTGACTAGTAGCAGAAGGAATTAATCGTGTAATAATACCATTATTTTGTAAACCTAATCTACCAATAAACTTGTCACTGCCTATATTTAATTCTACTGTTTTACCATTGGAAAATACATATCTAAATTCACTATCATAGCTTCTACGCGCAGGAGTACTACTATTACTGTTCTTACTCAATATTGGATAATAAGTTGCACTAGTTATAGATGAGTGAGCAAATAAATCAATCCCTAATTTCTCATCACTATCACTAGTAATAAACCCACTATCATTCGTAAGTTGACTTGTTTTAGTAGGTACATCAGATGCAGTAATAAAACCGCTATTATTAGTAAGTTGACTTGTAGAGGTTGGAATTTCATTATATATATTGTCTAATATACCTTCTGTTATTAAACCAACCGACTGATGCGGACCAATAGCTGGTATATTAACAACTCCGTTTACAACACTTAAACTCGTTCCGTTCGCTTTGACTTCCGTAACTCCAACATCAATCGCGTCAATCTCCTGCACAACTCTCTCGTCAACGTAGTCCACGACCGCCTTACTTGTTGGAAAATTCGTCGAATCTGTTCCAATTGCCGTTTCTCCCACGACAATTTCACCGACTCTCGAAACTGGAATTGAGTAGTCGGTTCTATTTTCTATATATTGGGCTGTTATATAGCCACTTTTTTCATCTATTAAGTCGAACGTATCACCGCTCGGCAATCTAATTTGACTTATATCAGCCATATTATTAACTCCTTTAATTTATTTGAAATACGTATACGGCGCGCAGTCGCTCATGTACGTACAAGAACGGCCGTCGATGGATGTGCATAGACGGCCGCGCGCAGTGTACATAGGACTTATTTTTTGTGTCCTTCAGTGATAGGATAATCATTAGTAGATTCTGTATAAAAATTATATGAAACCTCACTATTAAGTAGAGTCAAATAATAAGATTCATCATTTTGACCTATATTTATAATTGCTGCTTTATAATAACTATAATTATCTTCAAAAAAATATGCGTATACGTTTGGATAAGCGTCATAAATCTCTTGCCAAGTTTTATCTAAAGTATATACATGATTATTACTATCATAAACCGCATTAACAACTAAAACCTGTCCACTTCCAGCGTCCTCAATACCCTGTTCCATTCTATTCAAATCAACGGCGCCGACAACATTGCCAGTCGCCCATGTACGTTTTGTATAGGACATTTATTTATCTCCTTTTTATTTATCAGATGAATCTGATATGGTTATGGTGCAATCGCCGGTGACCATTACCATTGACGAGCCAAGTTTTTCTGCACTACCCGATACCGAAATTATCGTTGCATCGCCTCTCGATACCCACGCCACGCCTTTGTATAGGATTACGTGAACGACTTTCGTCTCATCTTCTCCCACACCTATAGAACCTACCGAACCCGTGTCTTCGCCATCATCAAGAGCATTCGCGCCCACCAGCGACCTCGAAGACCCACCATTCACTACCGTCACTTCTGCTGTACTAAAGTCGCTACTGCCACCGCTCTGTGGTGCTTCTATCTTGATGCTGTATGTGCCTGCGGTTTCGGTGAGAAGATAGTTGCTATGGTCATCTCTCGATTCGATTGCAAACGGATATGTTGAGAAATCATAGCCTTCTTCCGACCATTCCGCACCATAATAATTCTCACTACCCTCAGCAGTTTTAGTACAAGTATATTCCGTACCATTGAACGTAACCTTGATGGTATCTGCTGTAATTATCTCACTATATGCTAAATCGCCAAGTACAGTCGAACCAATGCCTGTATGTGTAGTCACACTCTCATCTGTCAGCACTGTCCAAGAGCCACCGCCACCTGCATTGGCTATACCTTGCTCAATATTATTCAACGCCGCAGCCGTAACTGTATCTCCATTCGCCCAAGTTGTTGGTGTATATTCCTCTGCCACTGCACTAACCCCCTGTTCAATCGAACCTAAATCGGCCGCAGTGACTATATCGCCACTGCTCCAATTTCTTCCTTTTTGAGTAGCCATATCTCACTACCCCTTTGTAACATTAACATCTGTAGTATTCTTAAGAACAGTAACTGAATCTTTACTGTTCCACTGTGTATTCGCACCACTCGCGCTACCACTTATATACTTCGTAGTAGGACTTGCATAACCTGTCACAGCCGCAACTGTATCTCCAACAGCCACATCTGTAACTACATCTGCGCCACTACCACTTGTAGTAGTTGCACCAGTTGCAACCGTTGTCGCACTAGCTGCAGCAGTAGGTACGGTAATCTGCGCCGGCTCATTAGCTGAATAAGTAGTCTGTGTAGCTGGTGTAGCCGCACCAAATGTTAAAACTTTATTTGTAACGCTAACTCCTTTAAGCCAATCTGTATTTGTTGTACTTGCGGTCGCGCCACCTGTTGCCGTAGTTTGACTTGTTCTTCCTTGTACCACGCTTGGAGTTGTACTTCCGCTAACTCCCGTAACTGTGGTAGTTGCAAGTTTCTTTGTAGTGGGTGTAACTGAACTAGCCACATTAGACGTACTAGGCGTACCAAGCTCGGTAATAACACCCACTCTACCAGTAGCACTCGCGCTCTCTGCGGTCAACGTAATCGTAGGTTGGGTAATTGTAAAAGTTGCATCAGTACCAATTACCGTATCTGTCTGCTTTGTAAGCGATACATCAGTAACAAGGTCACTCAATTCAGCTTGTGTATTACCAATAAGTTCCCAAGTCTTACTTCCCGCATCACCTACCGGTACATATTCATCATATACATCCTTATCTGTCTGTGTAGCAGACTTAACTAAATAAAATGCACCAGGAGTCGCATTATTTGCATCTAACGTACCTGTATAAGTAGTTCCATTGTACTCAACAGTAACGCCTTCTGGTATGTTTCCAACTGTCGGAGCAGACGTACCATCCCAACCAACATTGTATGAAACGCCGCCTGCGACGGTCTGACTTAATGTATCAACTACATCTCTAATCTCACGGTCGGCAATCCAATAACTATTACCACTAGGCAGAGTTATCTTCTCAATAACCGGAGTATTGTTATCTACATATGCCATTTTCAATCTCTCCTTTAATTTCTATTTAACACTAGCGCGCCATCAACGAGTTCCGCCGCGTCATTTACATTCAACTTATTGTTCCAGAAAAGTCTATCAGCAACACTTACATGGATGTCTGGATTGTCGATATGTTCCATAATCTTATCTCTTAAATCCTCATTGACAAATGGTAAATCTTGTACATAAGCCATTCCATCGCCAATTTTTAATCCAGGTATCTGTACTTGCCTAACTTCTCCATCAATTTCTTTTTCAATTGTCTTATAATCATTATAAATTATAAGTTCACCCTCTAAAGGAATAAAACCCAATGCTTCATTCCAATGTTGGGTTGTATCTCTTTTTAATTGAATTCTTGTGTTAACTGTCGCACTCATACCATACCTCCTATATATTTGTGGTACTGGTGCCACAATCTAAAACTAAATCATCAAGTGAAATTACCCGATTCTCAATTACAATTCCATTACCTGCTTTATAAGAAACTCCGCTTACAATCTTCGGAATACCAATTGCAGCATCTACGTTCTGCTTCGCTTGAATTTTACCTTTAATCTTTACCGGACCACTAATTGTCGCCCTTAAATACGTTGATTCTAATACTTCCTTACCC